TCAATCTTGTGCTTTCTTCCTACATTCTTCTTGTACCATTCGTTGAACTCTATGACTGCATAGGACTCGTTTGCATGGCCCCACTTGATAGCTGCAGTCTCTGCACCGCATCTCTTGAGGAATGCCTCAAGGAACTCGTCATCTATGTCTGCCAGGAATGAGAGGTTTCTCTCTGCTGCAACCTTGCACAGCAGTTTCTGTGCGGTGTCAGTCCATTGCTTTCCCTTTGTTTTTGGTGTGCCCATGAGGTCGCCGACCTCTGAGCCGTTCAGTTTGCCAAGTCTCTGGCGAAACCATTCTATCGTACCTTGTTCTGCCATATTATTTGGTATTCTTGATTAGTTCTTGTTTTCTTCTTGTGACAGCAGCCGTGAACGGCTTGAATGTCTGCCATTCCTTGTTCTCGAACCAGATTTCCTTGAGCTTGTCCTCAGTATCGGCAAGACCTATCTTGATCTCCAGTTCCTTGAACTCGTCAGACTCTACCACCGAGGTGCTTTCCTCCGGTGAGGAAGCATCAGGATCCTCACGTTCTGACGAGCAGATGGTGAAGAGCTGCTGGAGCAGAACCTTGTATGCATAGGTCATAGCCTTTCCAATAGACTTATCACCGGCGTCTGCTGCCTCGCCTATAGACTCCATGACGATTGTATCATCAGACTCGCTGCAATAGGTCTTGTATTCAACAGTGACGACAGAGAAGGTCTGCATGGTTCCTCTTGCTGTTGTCCGGTTCTCTCTCTCATACCTCACCTTGGTCGGTACGATGAACACACCGTGCCTTGCCATCAGTGGGTGTACTGCGTTGGTAATCTCCTCCATGCTTCTGAAGGAAAATCCCTGCTGCTGGTTAATCCCCGTCTTGCTTACCGCACCCAATTCTTTAAATACGGCTGCAATCTTACTGGTCAATACATTTCCCATGGCTTAGAATGGAGGCTCTTCGTTTGACTTCTTGTTCTGGCTCACCTGCTGCTGCACTGGCTGTGCCTGTGCCTCTCTCTCCACCTTCCATGCACGGATGGTGTTGTAGTTCCTTCCATTGTACTCCTTGGAGTCCATACGGAAGTGAATGGTAAGGCTCTCTCCTTCCTTGATGGCGAAGGTGTTAATCTTGTCCTCTCCGAATACTTCGAAGGTCATCTTCATAGGATACTGCTCTGCCTCTTCCTGAATCGTGTACTCCTGGACTGCCCAGTTCCCGTTGGAGGAAGTTCCCTGTCTCTTCTCTCCGATGGCAATAATTTTGCCCTTAAAAGTAAAATCACTCATTTGAATCTCATTTTTAAAGTTTATACAATATGTTTGAAAAGTTCTCACTCTGTCGTCGAACCCACACCAAAAGTGTGCATTGTCGGTCTTTCTGCCTCTGTATATACATCCATTACAAATTGGCATCGCAGTACTGAATTAAGTCATTATCGCCTATGTATTCCAGAGTGGCATTGTCAAGCTCTTCATAGTGGTTGACCCATACCTCACCGGATAGGATATCATTGATATAGATGTATCGGCATGGGGATTCTCCATAGTTCCTTGTCTCCTTGAAGGAGAACCCCTTCCCTTCCAGCCAAGTCTTGACTGCTGAATAATAGAGTGGGCCGTGGTAGCCCCTGGTGATAAAATAGCTGTACATAATAATAGTCTTTTAAAATCGTCTTGGGCCCGGATGAGGTTTCGCTCCCCAAGTGTTGCGGTTCCGCTTCCATCCGTCTTGGATCCAGGCTTGTTTTCCATTTATTTTATAGAATAGGTAAAATCACTTTCTTAAATTGAACATTTTTAAATTACCGCATTCTCTGGTTGATTACACCCCTTCTGATTTTCGCAGGTGTTTCAAGTATAACAGGCCAGAGGACTCGCACCTCGCACACTCCTTCGATGTGCATTTTGGTAGGTTAGACAATGTTTATTTTCTCGCAAAAGAACACAACTGTTTTGTCAATCTGCGTCAATTTGCAAAATCTGTTGAAAACTTTATTTCCCGATAGTGATGGACATCCTGTCTCCATAGAGTCGGTATGACCTCTGCCAGACCTTCGACAATGTGGTGACATGGTGGAGGAACTTGGGGCACTTGATGTAGTCCTTCTTCTCGCACTTGTGCATACAAAGCTGGCAGCATCTGTATGTCTGCGCATCATCCATCGTGATGATGACGACTCTTCTATCTGTTGTGCTGCTCATAGTACTCCGCTATTTCGATTATACTTGCATCTTCACCTAGGATGGCACGGATGGAGTCGAACTCCTCGTAGCTCATTTTGAGGACTACATCCTCTGCGTGTTCACGCTTGTCTGCTGCTGCCCACACCAGGGCAATGAATACAGCGAAAAGAAGGATCATCTTTTTCATGGTATCACTTGTTGAATAGTTTTATAATCTCGATTCCCGTATAGAACGGTCTGCCGTTCTTCTGGCTCCTACCCTCCCTGATGAGGCCCTGCTCTACATACCTTGCCAAAGTGTGCCGATGTATGCCCAGGAACTTACAGGTCTCCTTGACCGAATATCTTGAGGTAGGCTTCACCTCTGGCTGATCTGCGCTCATAACAGTGTGATTAGGATTGTGTTGTTCTCTCTGTCCACGTTGGCAGAGTATTTCTTCCCAGTGAGAGAAGATACCTGGGTGACAGTCTGCCTTGCACTCATGACTGCTGCATAGTCGGGTAGTCTCAGAAGGAGTGGTCTGTTCTTCCTGATTGCCCGAACCATGTCTCTGGTCAGTGCTTCTGCCTCTTGTGTTGTCCTTAATGCCATTTTTTACCGATAATTTTTTTTAATTTGAAAAATTTGTCTATATTTGAACCCGTAATGTAAGACTTACTTACTTACTTACCAAATTCGGTGACAAATATAGGATTTTTTCTCCGAATACTGCAAACAAAAATTGAAAAAAATCACGCATAAAGGTAAATTTTTTGAAAATGCCTTGCGTACATTATTAAATAAGAGATACTAATCACCAAAAAGAAAAATACTATGAAAATTGATGACTTTACCCGGAGATTCAATGAACTTGTTGGAGACAACAGGATGGAGTTCTCATTTAAGACCCTCATACCATATACTACTGTGACCAACATCCAGAAGGGAACCGAACCAAGACTTGGTGCCGTGCTGTCTGTGCTGAATGCCTATCCAAGACTGAGTGCCGAATGGCTGCTGCGAGGTGTGGAACCTAAATTCATGAATGACGGACAGGAGAAGGAGGACTCCCAGGAGGTGAAGAGTCTGAAAGCAGAGCTTGAGCAGCTCAAGGGGAAGTACAACCTTCTCAAGGAGATGTACGATGACAAGTGTGCAGAACTGGCTGTACAGACACCTCATGTTGCTTATGTGTTGCGAAAGGAAAAAAGTAGTGAAGAAAACCGATGACTGACAGCATTTTAAAAATTATTGCTCATGTCTGGGGGGCGTGGGGTCGGCAGTTCGAGTCTGCTCACCCCGACTTGAAGAAAATCAGTAAGTTACATTTGTTCTGCTGCACGTTTTCGGTCAGCAATTCTCCTATTTTTTTGTCCTATTTTGTATAGAAAAGTCCATATTTGCAACACCATTTGTTGCTTTATTGTTGCAATAAGATTATGAGAAAGAATAACCGGGTCACCATCACCCTGGACACGAGGGTGGTCAACAAGGATGGGGAATATCCCATCAAGGCATACATACCAAGTGCACGAATGTACATCGCCACAGGAGTCTGCGTGAAGGAAGACCAGTGGAATGATGGCAAGGTCGTATCATCCCCACGTGCAAGGATGCTCAACAAGTTCCTGGAAGGATTCGCTGTGAACCTTGAGAATTGCATTCTGAGGCTCAAAGATTCGGGAGACTGGGAAATGCTCACCAAAGATAAAAAAGCCCTCAGGAGAGCCTTAAACGGGCAGGAATGGAAGAACACGGACACATTCCTCGACATAGCCAGACGATTCAACGATACACACGAGAAGACGAGGACGAAGGAAATATACGAGCAGACATTCAGAAGGATGGAGGCATATACCGACATGGGAAGACTATCCATGGAGGACATCACCCCGGAATGGCTGCGTTCCTTCTCGCTGTGGCTGGGTGGCTCCGTGAATGGCCGTGCAGTGCATCTTAGGAACATACGTGCCGTATTCAACTATGCCATAGACAATGAGATTACGACCAACTATCCGTTCCGCAAGTTCAAGATCAGGAGGGAGGAGACAAGGAAAAGGTCTCTCACCGTGGATGATGTCCGCATGATCCGTGACATCCAGCTTGGCTGGGGACACATGGACGAGTACCGTGATACCTTCCTCCTTCTTATATATCTCATCGGTGTGAACCTTGCAGACCTATGGTCGCCTGACTCCAGGATTGTCCATGGGAGATTGGAGTACAAGAGGCAGAAGACAGGAAGACTCTACTCCATCAGGATAGAGAGGGAAGCTGCTGCCATACTGGAGAGGATAGGCTACGGCAAGAACCACATCCTTGCATCAATGGATAGGTACAAAGACCTGCACGATTATACACGGAGACTTAATGAAGGTCTACAGAGAATTGGCCCAATCATCGGAAAAGGCGGGAACGGCTCACCGAAGACAAGACCACTCTACCCTGGGCTTACCAGCTACTGGGCACGCCACACCTGGGCAACTCTTGCATCTGAGCTTGACATCCCGAAGGAGACGATATCTGCTGCACTCGGTCATGAGATAGGCTCACGCATCACTTCAATCTACATTGACTATGACATGAAGAAGGTGGATGCAGCCAACAGGAAGGTCATAGACTACATCAAAAGAGGAGTGTCTCCCGACACCCCTCAATCGAATAATTAACCTTAAACTAAACACACAAAACATGAAAAAAATCTATTTCGCTTTGAACTTCCTGTATATCATCCATATTAAAAAGACTATGCACCCGATTCCAAGAACTAGCCTTGCCAGTTGTACCTGAAGTTTCTGAAGCTTGCTCATGGTAGGCACCTCCACCTTTTCATAGACGATGGAGTCTTTCCTCTTGATTCTCTCTAGAGAGTCTATCTTTGCCTGGTATCTCTCAATCTGGGCCTCATTGGTGACATACTGCACATGAGTGTGCCATCTGTCAGTTGTCTTGTTTCCAAGTGAGTCTACCGATACGATGACAGAGTCCTTTATACGGACTGAGTCCTTCATTACCTTCTGAATGATGACCGAATCCCTGTATCTAGTCTCCCATCTCACCGAGTCGGTTATCCTCACGGACTCCAACAAGGCTACGGAATGCGACTTGCACCCCACGATGGAACACATAATAATAACAGCTATAATTTGGATAATTCGTCTCATTTCTTCCTTATGGTCAGTCTCTGGCATTTCAAGTTCTCCGGATCGTAGGAAACGTGTACCCAGTTCGGGTTCCCATCCTTATCCGGATACTCGTTGATAAGCTGCGTGAACTTGATGCCAGATGTCCTTATTATGTCGTAAATCTTCCTATTCTCTTTAGGATCATCTCCAACTCCATTGATGTCAGCAGCCATTCCACGAACATGGTGCGAGTTGATTGCACCTCCCACTTTTCTGTTGACAGCAGGGCTTCTGTATCCACTGGTCACTGTGATGGGCTTGCCGTAGATTTCACGGACTGGGTCAAGGACTTTCTCAACAAGAAGCTCAAGGTTCCTCAGTTCCATTCGCCCTGGAACATTCCGTATCCCGGTGGATGTCCTAGTCAGTTCTCTAATCGTGAAGTATTTCATTTCTTCACCTCCCTTGCATTGTGAGGTGGATTGGTGACCCTGATGTTACAGTCCTCCCGATAGCAGCCGAACCTCTGCACCATAGTGGTCAGCTTGTCAATCTTGGCATCCAAGGGGTCGGTCTTGGCTGTCACTATCTCATCCACCTGTTTGTATATATCAACCAATTTCGTACCATTTCCCAAGATGTCATTATTCATCTCTACCTTTTGCCTCTTTCCAAGGAAGAATCTGTCAACGATGAGATAGAGAACACCTCCTCCCATCAGCAGTTCGCCAATCTGACTCCAGTCCATTTCTTTATTTTATAAGTGTTTCTATAACTCGCCCAAAATGGCTTTTTCGGATTACCTTAGTAAAGAAGATGCCACCCATCTCACGATGAATGGCACCCGAAATTCAAAAGAATCAAAAATGAAATTAAATACACTTATTTCTTTTTCTTCATCTGCTTTTTATATTCTTCATCCTTCTTTCGCTGTTCTGCGTTTGCATCGTAGGCATCACGGTCAGCAATACCTAAGAAAAAGATTTCATAGAGCCTCTTGAAGAACCCTACGAATGCTTCAGGAATTATCTTCAGGCTCCCCTGGTCTTTCCAGATCACGAAGAGGAAGCCTCCCACGAATAGCAGCAACACTATTGTTACTTCAAGCCAGTATGGTATCATGACTCACCTCCTTTCCCGAAAATGCCATTGAACAAGTCCTTGAATCCGTCTCTCACTGACTTGGTCATGCAGCAAGCTGTTACCACTGCACCTAGAATAACACCAAAAATAAATCCGTCCATAGTCTTAATTCGAATTAAAGTTATATCATCATGCTTATTATGTAGGAAAACTGCAAAATAAGCCTTTTAAAACCATCTTATTCGCCCTTTCATTAGGGGAAATCTTCCCATAATTCCCTCTAAATTCCCTTTCATTCATAATCGTCCTTTGGTACGCCAAGCAACGTGAACAAAGGGTAGATGATGTAATATAATATCCATTCCATATTGCCTTTTCAGTTGTCAAATAATCTTTGACTACTCCTTCCTAAGTCGTCTAATTTGGGGGCGATTTTAGCTACTTGTCATCATCCTCACTTGTTTGAGTCTTTTCGCAGAGTTCGGGGAATATATATTCCAACCTCTTCATATCATCGGTAAAGTCATACACCTTTGCAGCATTGTATGACTCCCTTGCCCTTGCAAGAGCCAGTTCATATTTATCTTCAGTTCCGTAAACATGAAGCATTGCTTGACCATCAAAATGAATAGGATGTTTATCTGCCCATATTGCACCCATAAAATAAGCATTATCTATCTCATCAAGCAATATAGGGTCTTTAGCTCCACATTCTTCTCGGCTTTTCCTATATTCCATTGAGGCTTTTTCTATTTCTTCTATCCGTGTCATTTTGTGTCGCCCAACAATATCGCCCAATGCTTTTAGTACACTTCTTACTGTTGCCCTATCGTATTCTTTAATATTCTCTGCGAGTTGGCTATAAGGAATGTCATCTGGATGGTTATAAATCCCTTGCTTATGTTTCTCTTCTTGCCATGCTTCATGGACTTTTTCGGAGAGATATTCAATTATTTCCTTTTCCATAATTATTGATATTTAATAGGGGGCGATTCTAGCTACTTGTCCTCCATAGCTTTCTCTAAGTCCACCTCTTTAACTTCAAAAAGTTGGATGGTTAGTCAGTCCAACCGGGGTCTTCCGTTATATCCGAATAATCAATGTAGGGAATATTGAAATATGTCCCAGTGGTGCGTGTCACATCTCCAAGATTTGCATACATCTTATTGTGCAGATACCAACATGCCTCTTTCATCAGTTGTGTAACTTGACTTGCAGGAAAGTCCGTAGCTATTGTTTTTATATAGTTAGAATTTCGCACATCGGGATTCCAAGCGCACTTGGCTTGCGCCACAAGGAAGTTTTCAAAGTCTTGTGGACTTCTCCAAGTAGAATTCAAACATGAAAAAGCATTATTATTGCTGTCGCTACGATTCCCGGCTGTGAAACTACACACCTTTGTAATAGGCGTGGGCAGATGTGCGACACTCGCATTAAGTAGGGACATGTCCCCATATAGTTGGGCCTCCGCCGAACCTGCTACATTGGGGTAATTATTTATTTCCATAACTGCTATATTTGCCAAGTTTGCAATGTCACCAACAAGACCCCTCAAGGAAAAATTAGGACCTGTCAAGGATATGTTCGCAAACTCTTCCGTGTTCATTTGACTGAAAACTCCACCCGGAAAGAGATTTGCCAGGTCAAGACTTGTTAATTTGTCTTTGTTCTCGAGAATCACAATAGCATATTCCTGCCCGGCATCAAGAATGATTTTCCTTGTGTTACTGAAACTTGTCCCGGATATTTCCGTGCCGAGAGAGACATCGTTCTCGTCAGCGAAAACACCATTGATTATCCTCGCCTTCCGAAATGAAGGCGAAGAATATGTTGCATAATAGGCGATTCGACCCAATGTCTTAACCTTGTACCGAAGCGCATTGAAAAACATAAGGTCATTGTTTTCTACCGCTTCATTAAGTTGTGTAACTAAGCATTTCATATAATAGTATTTTTGATAATGTTGCTAAAATTAACCGATTTGAGGATACTCATATACATAGATGGGATATGAATATTGAAAGGAGAAATCCTGCACCCGAAAAGCAGGTAATCGTCCTCTTTCTCAATAGAGGACACAATCCTTTGTTGGATGTTATCCTTGTTGAGCGCACAAACAAAGTTTTGCCCCTTGTAGCAATTATTCCCAGCTTCTTTGTTATCTTCAAATTTATACCGCCCAGTCAAAACATTATGGAGTATGACCGCATTTGTGTTGTGATTGGGTGAAGTTTTTACATATCTAAAATCAATGTCATAGGAGTTGTGGGTGTCAAGGATAAGATTATTATAGATAACCCATCCACAACTGCCATCATCGCAGAAGATGCCTCGGTTGTCTTTTACACCGCACATATTGGAAATCACATTGTTTCTCACATAAGTCTCATCATTCATAGCCAAATAAATAGCTCCAGTATCGGATAAAGTGCGTTTCCATAATGTCTGGAACAACTCATCTGACTGCTGGATGATATTCTCCTCTATGATGCCCCTACAATAGTAGATTGGCCTGTCATCTCCCGGCTCCCTCACTTTCATCGTAGCATAAGAGGTATAGTGCGCTCCCATACTGATAGCCCCCGCACTAAAATTCTTGAAAACATTGCCTTTTACAAGCACATGGTCGGCACTCAATGAAACGGCGTAGTAGGGAACGATTTCATGCCCGAAATCGGTAATGGTATTATTGATAAACGAAATATATGATGATGTATAAATCGCATGAATGAGCCGTTCATCGCATTTGTCGAAAACATTGTCAGCAACCACCACATTTTGCGATTTGCCTGCCAGCACTATTCCACTCTTTATGTATTTGAAATCACAATGATGTAGATAAACCAATGAATTGGTAAAAGATATCACCCGAATCAATGAAGATGACGTTGAACTTTCAGCCCAAAAGGTATTACTATTATTATTAGCATTTCCGATAAATGACACCCCGGAAATTTCGACCGAATTAAAAGCACCTTCTATCCACGCAAAACAAGTATTATGGCTTTCGTGGACTCTTCCAAATCGGTTAGGGATGTTAATTACACCATCTTTGATGTTGATGGTTTTTTCGCTACCAAAGAGGTAGTATCTTGGATATTGCCCCAAGTAGGTGTAATCCCCATTCATTATCCCATCTTGTGAACTAATCCCTCCAACTTTTGTGAAATAAATATAACCCGGTTCAACTTGCTGGATAATATCGTAATATCCCGTGGAAAACCACTTTGTAATAAAAATCTTTGTTGCGCCTATCTCATCATCACCCGATGCGACTTTCACACGATAATTGTCATTTCCGAGGTCTTCGATTTGACTTTGAGCATATTTCAACTCCGTGTGTGTAGGAATCTCGTTGTAAGAGTCATCAAGATATGCCGTTCTTGGATTGAATGTGTGTGAATCGGGGCAAGAATAGGATGCCCCTCTTTTTTCAGTAGCATCATCAATCGCATAATCTGCCCCTGCTGAGAGCATTTTTGTTCCATTTCCTATTATATGAAGATTGACACCAGATGCTCCGGGGAAATTGCTTGCTGTAAGGTCGAAATGTTTTTCATCAAACTCAAAAACACCACTCCCCAAAATGATAGATATGTTCTTTTCTCCATTTGCTATTGCGCTATTGATGGCATTTTGGATGGTTGCCTTGTCAAAATCGGATTGGCTAGCCACCCTAATTTGATAACTTGGAGAATCTGCCGGAATATCCGGGAGAGTCCCTGTCACAGCATCGTATATTGCGACATTCCCATTTATTGCGGATTGAACATAAGTGTCTGCGGTGTTGGTGTTCTCGGCAGTAACAAAATCGGAGATACCGAGCGCAGAAAATAAGTCAGCGAGACCCTGCGAAGATAGGTTGATTTTTTCCAGTTCAGCGGAGTCCACAACCAATTTCCCGTTTTTTGAGATTGAGACTAAAACCCTGCCATTATTATCAGTAATAGCATAAACAAAGTCAGCATTATCCTTGTATTCAAATGACTCTGCAATATCATCACCAATCATAGTCTTACCACTCTGCTTGTCCACTTTTGATAATAACAAGTCATAGAGGAGTTTTGCGCCCGGATATTGCGTATTGGTAGATGCAGAAGATATTGAAGAAACCTTATTGGAAATATCTTCTTTCTGTTCAAGTCGTGATGTTATATCCGCATCAAGCCTAGAAATCAAATTCTCAACAAAAGTTTGGACAACCTCCGGGACATCAATATACCAAACAAATGCGCCGTTTTTCTTTATACCACAAAGGACTCTGCCATCCGAATCAACAATAGCCCGAATATAATCTGCATTATCCACTTCGGAGGCTGACTGATTTAACCTTTCCACCGCTGAATCATAGTCAGCAGTCTTCCCCATTATATGAATAAGTGCATAGTTGTTGGTTGAGGTAGATGTGTTGGCGACAAACTTCTTAGCACCCACAGGCATGACAAGAATGACATTGGCAACGGCTCCTTGATGTATTGCAAGAACTTTATCTTCTGCATCTATGATTGCGTAGGATTTTGCGCCTGCAGTATTGCCATTAGTAGTCAAAAGAATCACATCACCTTCTTCTACGCTGATACATTCGTAGGTGTAGGCTTGAAAAGATACAGTCTGAAGTATAAATGTGCTTCCTACGGAAAGGTCTTTCAAATTCGCATATTGTTTTTTTATTTCCGTGAAGTATGACTTACTCATTCGCTGCAACAATTGCAGAACCCCCTGCACGGTCAATAGACCATCAAAGGATGATGGTGTAGAAGTTATTTTGTTCTCTATCTCATCCAAATTGGAGCCGATTGTAGCCAGTTGTGAGGGTATGGTGGTCTGAACGGCATCTACCGCTGCATCTATCTCCTGTCCGCTATGTGATGAATCGTATATCAGTGCCATGTTATATAATTGTTATTAGATACCATGAAACGAGCTCCAGCAGACCTCCGAGCATCGCAGCAGCGATGTCCTTCCAGTCGAACTTGCTGTCAAGTCGTTCCTTCACTATACTGATAAAACAAACGAAAAGGATTCCAATCACTGCAGCGAGAACTATTCCGGTCTCGTTGAACTTGGCTCCTATCCATCCTCCGAAGGCGAAATGGAGAACCTTGTCCACTCCTACTTTGCCTATAATCTTGTTCACTATCTTCATGATCATTCAGGATAATAGTCTTCCAATGGATAATAAGTGGTTGCACTCTGGGCTGCATTGGTCGTAACTGCCAGGTAATACTCGTAATCCGGGTCATACCCCGTCACGGTGTCAGTTTGGTCTACCACCAAGTAGTCAGCCGTCTGCGCTGGCAGACTTACGCTTCCGGAATATAGATTCTTGACGAACTCCCCGGCTCCGTATGACTGTGCAGCAGTCTTCCTGTACAGATAAACACTGAAGGTTGCGCTGATGGCAGATGAGTTGTTATTCGTACCCAAAGCAGACCACTCGATGCTTGTGAAGGAGGCATCTGCCCAGTTTCCCATGGCAGTAAGATAGAAGAGTGAACCCGGTGCGCCTATCGTTATCTGAAGAGGTGCCTTATTCGCAGATAGGAATACTCCTGCAGATGCCTGGCCGTTCAATGTGAGCCTTACCGATGAGAAGAACGGAATGAGAGTATATGTACCTGCATAGCTGGCAGTAAGGCCGGAGATTGTCATTGACAGCCCTGTAGTGGTACCGATAGGGGTTGCCCCTGTGACATAGAATGACCCGCTGCCGTTATAGCAATAGACACCAAGATAGTAGTCAGTAAGTGGTGTGTTGTTGGCCTCTATGTCTGCCAGGCTAAGGTTGTCACTTCCTACGGCAGAGATGTCATAGCTGATGGTGATACTCCCAGTGGAGTCTATTGTGTACGATGTTGCACCAATATCTCCTACAGGATTCTCAGCATAGTGATTGTATCCGTTGAAGTCAGCCAGTCTGAACGGCTCCACTGCACCGCCTGAAGGAAGTACGTGACTCCATGCATATCCGGTAGGCAGTGCAGCAAGGAACGCATTCAGCGAGGTGTATGTCTGGAAGGCTATCCCACACTTTCCATCATTGCCGTGCCACCAGGAATCATCACTCCTTAGTGGTGCGAATGACCGATATGGTACGGGTTTGTACTTGGCCCACATATTGATGGCTGTGCTGGAACATAGTGTTCCCACATCATTGCTGCTGAGGCCAAGTACAGTCTTCGGGTCACTTGTGGTGACTGGAGCAGTTATCTTTCCGTTCTGATTGCTCATCCGAACAAAGATTTAATCCAGTTCCAAAGTCTCTTCCACCATGGAAGCTTCTTGGGCTTAACAGATGGTTTGCTGTGGTCAATGTAGCCACTTTCAGGCTTGTCTGGATGCTGTGCATCCTCGATGTAGTCTTTCTTCTGCATATTATTAAACATTAGATGGTGCGACATAAGCTGTGATCTCTGCTTCTGAATATAGTGAAAGTCCACTGGCCACCTTTATGGCAACAGCATCCTCCACGTTACTGACCTCTGTTCCGTTTGCATCGACCAACACGAACATCTTCTCAAACTTAGACTTGAACGCTGCAAATCCACCATCGCCAAGTCCACCTACGAAAGTAGACGATGACTCTCCGCTAGCACCAAGCCCCTGAAGTCTCTTGGATCTTGGTTTCGGTGTCCGGAAACCAGTGCTGATAACATAATTCTTTGCCATTATCTAGAACGGTTTATGATTACATATAGAAGTTCGTCACTTGTGAGTCTGAATCCACCTGCATGGTCATTCGGGATGAACGCTCCGTAGGTAGTACCCAGTTCTCCGTTGGAGATGGCTGCTATGACGACCTCGCCAGTCACGGAAGGTATCGTGATGACTCCATTGGAATAGACGGACGATGTGACATCCGTTCCACCCATGGTCACAATCACGCTGGCCAGAGTGAAGCCAAGCGAAGCCTTGACAGTCGTGGTGTAAGGTTCTCCGTGATTGATGGAAGCTGCCGGATTTCCCAGGAGAGTTCCTGCCAGATACTTGACTATGCTGTAGGTCACCACATCGTTCTCATTGTCCGTTGATGTGTATTCATCCGGAAGGAACTGAACCATCTTTATCTGGCTCTCGTTCCTTATGAGATCCTGTTCTTCCGACTCAAGGATGAACTTTCCCTCGGTGTTCTGCTCACTCAAAATGCCTGGAGTGTTCAGCAACTGGACGGTACCTGATAGTACGAGATGCCTTGTGGCATACTGAGAGTAGATAGTGTTGCACATCAGTTCTGCAAGGGTACCAGTCACACCGTTTCTCCGGAACCCGGTCAATGGGATACCGTCAGCAGAGACGAGCATACCCTTTGCTACGTTGGTTACATTGGATGAGACATCCAGCAGCGTGTCAACGGACAGTTCCTCCTTCGCAGACTTGTTGAGTGTAGCAGTAGTGACAATATCGCTGCTCTTCAATTCATGTCCATACTTGTCTACTAACTTAACCTTCACGGACTTGATGGCCAGCCAGCCTAGGTACTGGTTGATGTAGTGCTCCCAGTTTCCCCTGGTATCAGAAGAGTCTATGATGTCCGAAATGGTCAGCGTCACCCATCCTCCGGTAGTAGGCAGAGGAATGAACTCTCCACTGCCCATAGCCTTGACTGAGTCCGACACATTAGATGAATGCCTTGCCATCATCACGGTATTGGTAGTCCAGCCCAGATTTGCATCTGCCTCGGTAGGGTCAGAAATGTTGCTTGTGTAATGCAAGGCTGCTGCATAGTTGGAGGCTGAGAATACCCTCCCCTGCTGACCACTCTGCTTCCATGCAGCCGATGGTGATACGATTGCCACCTCTTTGTCTGCAGAGGAAATGACTGCCGATGTATCCCAAAAATAGGTATTGCCGTCGTCACTCTCCAGCTTCAAGTTGTATGGAATATAGACATGGTCTGTCACATTAATGCGGTCGCCCTGGCTCAAGGTATAGCTCTCATAAGGATTGACCCTGGTATCTATCAGGGCATCCACCTCCAGCTTCAGGTAATATCCTGATCTGTTTGGTATGGTAGGCACGTAGAACCTGGCAAATGTCAAAGCATCATTCCCGGCTGAAGTGTACGGATTCACGGAACCGAAGATTCCGGCACGGAGGTTGTTTCCCCATATCGCATAGCCACCATTAAGGTCGAAGGCACCGATACGTAGCAGTACTCCCACGTCATCCTGACCACTGTACTGAGGTTTAACCTTGAAGAATTTCGCACCTCCTCCAAGGGTTACACCTTCCCCTGAATTGTAGGTTTCCAGGCTGAATCCTTCCCGGTTCTTCAGGATGTAGACCTGCTGACTGTTCAGCGTCACCGTATTGTTCCACCATGTGTTTGAAAGGTTCTTCGTAGATTGCCCGGTCTGTGCAAGGATAGCCTCACTTCCCTCCGGTGTCAAGGCATCGTTCTGAGGAAACTGGATTGTCTGGGATGCCGTGGCACTGGAAGCTATCTCGAAGTCACTCTCAAACAGAGTGGCAGAGTCATACGGAGACCATGATATCTCGATGTCATTATATATCTTATCGGCAGAGACCATGGCATCGGTTCCGTCCCATGTAACCATGGATGCAGTCTCGGAATACACGGTGTGAAGGTCGTAGATATAGATGTTCCCGGCCTTCTGCTTTATGCGCAAGGAGAACGGACGGAGGACACCATCTAGAACCTCTCGCAAGGTTGATGGCTTTCCCTCCTCGTCATACCAGTTCGCAGACTTCACGTAGCTGTCCGTGAATGCTGTATTGGCTCCGGCTGATGTCTGGGTGGATGTCTTCCAGATGATGGAGCCGTAGTCAACCCCGGACTTGGAGATAATCCATTCAACCAAGTCCTTCACTGATACATCGTCAGTCCTGTCGTACTTGATACGTTCCAGCCTTGCAAAGTCATTGAAGGTGATGTCAACATCGTAGTTCTTTGCAAAGGAATACGGCTCCTCGTATTGTTCGGAGTCGAGTGAACCGCTCCAGTACAATGTGCCATCACGAAAGACTTTAAGCTGTACTGATCCTGAATCCTCGGTATATAGCTCATCAATAAACTGCCTGTCGGTCATGGACTCAAGTCTCAAGGTGCATGAAGAAGACAAGACTGGTTCCAGCTTGTCTGCATCTGCCCATGAGATGGTAACCGGAGACTCACCCGGAAAGGTAAGGGTGTCGAGGAACGGTGCATCACCTTCCTTCAGGATCTCCACCTTGATGATGTGACCACCCAATGCACGGAATGATCCTTGAAATCTTATCGTCTTCATGCGTTCCTAGAGTTTATTCTTGACTGTTTATTCAGTATTCCTACCAGTTCCTTGCCTTGGATGTGGAATTCCACCGTTCCACCACCGGAACCTCCTATCATTGACTGAAGCTTATCCAAAGGTGCAACTACCTCAGGATTGTGTGCTGCACCTGAATACTCACCGAAGATACCGAGGGTGGGCCCATAGGCGATACCACCTTCCGCAAACTTGCTGATAGACTTCATCTGTGCGATGATGGATGTCACCTCTGCCAGTCCGGAGAGTGCAAATGCTGCCCAACCTATTGGGCCCAGCATAGCTCCTTTAGCAGTCGCCTGTGCGTATCCAAGCATCACATTGGCAATCGCCTGTGCAATCGTACCCATGATGTTCAGGGCCGGAACACCGAGGTTGGAGCCTATCTGGGAGAGAGATGAACCGAACATACCGATGGCATCGGCTGTGTTCTCGTATTTTGATTTCGTCTCGTCAGCAGCCTTTTGTATATCCTTCAGGTTGGAGATGTACTGGTTGAACTCCATGTTGTCTCCGGTTAGATCATTCATGAAGTTCGAATCGGCTAGCTTCTTCTGGGTGGCTATAAACTCGTCAACGAGGGATGAGTCGGTAAGCTCGTCAAGGTTGGACTCATACTGCTCCTTACCCATATCCCACAGCTCGCTGTTGGTGAAGGTGCGGTTTTTCTCCTTGTGGCCCTTATCGTTTACGATATTGACCTTACCTCCACCTTTGCCACTGCTGCCAGCCCCGGCCCATCGCCCGGACATGAACTCCTGCTGGGAGATTCCTGCTGCCATATTCTCGGCATCTGCCCACATACCGATGGCTTCGGCAAGACCTGCCTCTTTCTCCTTGATGGCAGTGAACACCTCATAGAGCCTTCTGTCCTTCTCGCTCATGGCCCGTGTATCGACTACCTCCGCCCATGTGGTGGTGGATGCTCCTGTCATGGAGTTTACTGTGGTAGTCGGTGTCATCTTCGTGTACGGTTTGGAAATCTTATCCAGTTGCTCGTTCACGTACCTGTAGTAGTCCTGACCTTTGCCGAATAGCTGTGCTGCAATCTTCTGTGCGAATGCCTCATCTACGGTGTCGGACAGTTCGGCAACAACCCTCTTGATGGCTGCATCACGTGTTGCTGTAACCTCCTGTCCCTTGAGGGATGATATCCGCCCCTGAGTTGCCAGTATCTGGTCATCCACGTTTTCGCCTCGCTGCTTGCGCACACGCAGTTCCCGTAGGAGCCTCTCCTGGATGGCGATGGCTGCACGGTTGTTCATCCGGATGCTGCCTACGTTGTCGAGGGCATCGTACAGTTCCTTTGCTGCCTGAATGGACTGGTTCAGGTTAGAGAACCAGTTGTCGAGGTTCCCGGTGTTCAGCGCATAGAAGAAATTGTTGGATACGGTAGTAACCATCTGCATGGCACGACCATAGTCATCTGCTGATGTCTCGCTGGAATTGAGGAGCTTCTTCAGTCCCTCTACGGCAGTCATGCCGACACCCAGCCCGGCTGCGAACTTACCTATGGAGGAAGTAACGGTGCCAAGCACGCTGTTGACTGACTTCTGCTGGTTAGCATATTCTCTTAGGCTCTTCTTCGCCTGTTTGATTTTTGATTCGTGATCCGAAATATCGGTGGTTATTCGTTCCTTAACAGCCATAGCTTATGTCGTATGTTTCTTGTGAATTTCTTCAATCATTGCAACTATCTCTTCAGCAAGTTCGAATGATGCCCTCCGTGCTAGAGGCTCAGCACGGTCGAAGAATCCCCTCGCAGGATGAGGTTGACCAGTCGTGCCCTCGTTAATCCATCTGAGGATGAAGGCTCGGTCACGGCCCCACGCTTCCTGCTGCCGGATTGTGTTCGGGGATGCAGTCCTGTTTCTAGGCTTTCCAGACTTGCCACCCCTCTCCATGACATAGTACTTGCTCTCCTTTTTCCTGGAATTGAGGATGGACACAGTACCACCGATGGTTCTCCGGTAAATGACACCGCCGATTGCCCTTGCCATGTTTCTTGGATCCTTGGGAGTGCCCTTCAGCTTGGAACGGAAGTCTTGCCTCATAGCCCTGCGGATAGGCTGTATCTTGCCTATCACTATCTTCCGTATCTCCTTGTTGTCCAGAAGAGCCTTTGTGTCTATGTACGTAAGCGCATCAAGAGCCTCCTGTGCATCTATCAATATCTTGTTCATCGGTGACCTCCAGTTTCTTCATCAGCTTCTCATATCTTGCCCTTCCTTCTTCGGGCGAAACAATGTTTTGAGATTCCATTTTCTCGTTGTCCCATGGGAAGCTCATCATCTTCTTCGGATTTATCTTCTTCCTGGAATGAGGCTGTATTGTGTATGCACAGAGCAGTCTAAGCCTCTCCCATTCCAGCTTCTCTCTCTCGTCCAACATCTCCCTGTAGTTCTTGTAGACCTCGGCCCACTCGTCAG